TTGCTTTCCATTGACGCGGATGCGGGCCTCGAATTTTGTCGTCCCGTACCGCGTCACTCTGATCACACCCTTCATTCCTACTTGGTTGGTGTTGGGCATCTTACGGTTTTGCGAGTTCTCGCTGCTCGTAGCCTGCCTCAGGTTGCTCCACCGATTATCGAACCCGTCTCCGTTAATGTGGTCCACCTGCTCGGCCGGCCATTCGCCTGTCATCCAAGCTACTGCTATCCGATGGGCTGTGAGCCACTTCCCTTCATAGCGAACCTCGATATACCGCCTTCGCCCTGTGGACTCCTTCTGGCGCCCGGCGATCTGGCCGGCCTTCCATCTGGAGATGTCAACTTTCCAAAGTAGAACCCCGGAGTTCGGGTCGTAATCGAATAACTCACGGACAAGAGAGGCTTCCATTTCTCAGTCTCCTAGCTAGGAAGCCTGAGGTTCTACCTCTCCTGCCCGCGAAAGTCAATCTTACGCGGTGGCACCAACCTCAAGACGGGCCATAAAGGCGTCTTGCAGGATGACAGTCGCGGTCCAGAGCTTCCACCCGACCGTCCCGCGTTGGCCGAGCGGATCGCCCGGGGCCGGCTTCGGGTTGACGACCATCGGCGTCATCGAGGACTTGCCCTTCAAGGGCACGAGGCCAAAGGCGTCGCGGCCGAAGATCAAGACCGGGTAGACGTCGGCAGAGGTGCCGGAGGTGGAGCGCATGGCCCCCTTCGCGCCGCCAGCGTCCGCCCACGGGGCGAAGATGGTGGAGGTCAGGTAGCGGACCTGCTCGACCGACCCGATTTCGCCCTCGAACGGCGAAGTGTGCGGGCCGTAGCTGGCGACCGGGATGAAGCCGGTCATGCTGCGGATGTCGCTTTCGAGATCGGGATGGACGATGGCCATGTACGCGGCTTCGACCGACTTCGTGTTGAAGTCCGCAGTCGAGGCGACGACCGTCGAGATTTTCCGCGCGTTCTGGCGGTTCAGGCCGGTCGTGACGTGGCGCTGGTCGGTCAGCGAGATCGCCGTGACCACGTTGGCGCGGCCCGCGACGGCGTTGCCGTAGAACACGTTGGTGCCGGCCTTGAGCACGTTGAAGCGCAGGGTTTCAACGGTCGAGGCGGCCTGCTCGCCGAGGATGTCGGTCATCTGCTGCAGGACGGGGTCGGTGTGGGTGTCCTCGATGACGTCGGTCATCGTCATGAAGTCGCCGTACTGGTACAGCTGGACGGTGTAGTCCTGATTGGTCAGGACCGAGCCGGTCGGCGTGACGCCTTCCACCAGCGGCGTGGTCGCCACGGGGATGTTGAACGTCGCAGAGGCGATCGCGTCGGGACCGGCCGAGCCGGTCGTGCCGATCATGTAATAGCGGCGGAACTTGGCGGTCTGCGTCGAATTGGTCGGCAGCGGATAGGTCTGCCCGAACTTTTCGATGTGCAGATAGGGCAGGGCGCGCTTGAGCATCCGAACAACGGAATACGCAGCAACAGCAGGCGAAATATCGCCATATGAGGTGATGGCAGTAGCCATGATCGGGCTCCCGAAAAGCGTTCACAGGGGGATGTGAGAGCTGGACTTGAGCCTACGAGAGCGCCGCTTGCTTGGCCTGACGAGGCGGTTCAGAGCTTACAGTGTTGGCACAATAGTTAAATATTGTGGTCATGTCCAGTGGCGCGGGGGCCTAAACCCCCGCAGCACTTCATATTGCCTTGGCGAAAGCGGCAAACGCCCCGTCGAAGTCATCCGGCTGGGAGTCGGTCACGCCGGAACGCGCCGATTTGACCGGCGCGAGAGCCGCAGCCGCCCGGCGCACCTGAGGCGCGGGAGCCGTCTGAGCCGCCGGAGCCGCCTGAGGCGCGGGAGCCCCGTTCGCCTGCCGGTAGCGCCCGATCAGGTCAGCCACTTCCATCGGCGTGCCGCTCCGCGCCACCGACTGGTACGCCGCCTTGAGATAGGCCGGCTGCTGGTCGACCCACGCCAGCACTGGGTCGCGCACCGCGTCGTAGTCCGGCACCAGCGAATAGATGTCGTTGAGGTGCGAGCGCTCCGCGCCGCCCATCGTCACCTGCTCCAGAGGCGCAAGCCGCTGGCCCACCTGATCGAACACGTACTGGATCAGCTGGTGATACTCGGCCCGGCGGCGCAGGGCCTCGGCCTTGGCGACATCCGGCCAATCTTTTTCATAGGCGGCCAGCTCCGCCTGCTCGGCGGCGGTGAACAGCGGCTGGGCCTGCGGCGCGGGCTGCCGCTGAACCTGCGGCTGCGGAGCGGGCGTCTCCCGCACGATCTGGGCGAAGCGCGCCAACAGCTCGTCGTTGCTCGGGCCCGGCGCGGGCTCAGGCGTGACCTCAGGCTCATCGGCCGGGGGTGTCGTATCAAGCGCCTCGACCGGCTCCTCGGCGGGAACCTCCTCCGGCGCGGGCGGCTCAGCGCCAAGCACTACCGGCGCGGGCTCCTCGACCGGGACCGCCCCGGGAGCGGGGTCGCCGATCTTGGCCAGATCATCGAACATTTTCTCAAATTCGTCGGGTTCGTCAGCCATTGTCGTTCTCCAGTTTTGGCGTGATGTCGGAAGCCGGATCGGTCAGCAACGCGACCAGAAACCGAAGCACACGCGCCCCTCCTTGCAGCGCCAGCATGTCCGTGGCCGGCGAGCCTACCAGCTTGTCTTTCGCGTCCTCAAGCTCCAGCTGGAGGAACTTACGCATCAGGACCAGCTCCGCCACCCCCCGGTACTGGTTGATTTCCTTGATCAGCTGGGCCCGCTGCGCCCGGTTGCTGTTGGCCACCTTGTCCTCCCATGGCGTCATCCACGCCCTTCTCCAGAATATCCAGCGCGGTGGTGATCTGCACCGCGTCGGCGTTGGCGGCGTGCTGTTGCGCCGACGCCATGTTCTTGGCTTCGTCCGAGACCAGCTTCCTGATCTGGGCCTCCAGCATCTTCTGCTGCTGCTTCTGCTGCTCGGCCATGCCGGCGTCGGCCTGCGCCTTGTCGCGCGCCACCTCCTCCTCGGACTTGAGCAGGTCGTCGAGGTCGCGCACCTTGAAGCGTTCGCGGGCGAACTTGCGCATGTCGACGTTGGCCTTCTCCTCGTCGGTGAGGGTCTGGGCCAGCTGGTCGATCTGGGAGCCGCGCACTTCCTTGGCCATCAGCGAGGTCGCCCCGCGAGCGATGACGTTGTAGTCGCCCTCCGGGGCCTTGTCCGGGTTGAACTTCTTGTTGAACAGCACCAGCGACTGGATCACCGAGGCGGTGAAAGCGTCGAAAGCCCGGATAATGTCCTTGAATGGCAGGGCTGCGTCGCCGCGCATCATCGACGCGCCAGCCGCCGTGCGCAGGGGCTCGGACGGAGCCTGCGACATATCGCCGCCGGTGGCCGGGCCCACGAAGGTCTCCAGATCGGCGAACTTCATCCACAGGTCGATGATCTCCTGTAGATCGTTGAGGTGGGCGTCGATCTCGACGTTGCGCACCGCCGGCCACTGGGCCGTCAGCCCGTCGTCATCCCTGTACCAGTTGCGGTAGGCGACGATCGACGTCAGGTCCTGATCGGGCCGCAGCAGGGTGGTGTTGATCTCCAGCTGGGGGCCGCAGACCACCGAGGCGTTGTCCATCAACATGCGCGCCGCAGCGCACACGGCCATCTGCGAGTCGCGCATGATGTTCGGCAGGCCCTGCCCCACGGGGCTGGTGTCGTCCTCGTCGAACAGGAAGACGTGGATGGTCTTGACGTCGACCCCCAGCTCCTTCCACGGGTTCATCACGCACTTGATGACGTTCTCGTCGATCATCCAGACCTCCGCCTCCATCTCGTCAGCCAGCTTGTTGTCCGGCACATCGACGCCCGCCGCCTGCAGCGAGGTCCCGGAGATCATGCCGTGCCAGATGATCGCCTCGTATTTCGACGACTCGGTCAGCATCTCATTGACCGCCACCTTGACGCCCATGGCGCGCAGCTCGGTCTCGTGGATGCGGGCTCGGTAGTTGCCGACGGGGTGGCTGGCTAGATATTTCTTGATCACGTCCTTGAAGAAATCAGGCCGGTCGGCCAGCTTGCGCAGCTGGGACCGGGTCATCACCTTGCGCCAGAAGTAGCCGTCCCCCGAGTCCAGCGTCTTGGCCCCCATGTCGGGATACCAGTCCCATACCGACCCGAACTCGAACTGGGGCTTGTAGATGGTCTTGGGCATCGGCAGGACCTGACCCGACATCGGGTCGATCTGCCACGACGTCGACTTGACCTCGCGGACGTAGGGGCCGCAGAGCACACCCGGGCCGTAGGTGATGCCGCTCTTGAGCACCTTGCGGTTCATCGAGACGTAGTCGGCGGACTGGTCGCCGCCGATCTCCTCCAGCTGGTCGAGGATCAGCGTGGTGAGGCCCTCGGCCCGCTTGTCGGCCAGCACCTGTATCGCCGAGACCGCGTAGTCGACGTCGACCTGCGGCTGGACCCCGGCGTCGGTGTCGCGCTTGATGGCGTCCTGCACGGCCTGCCTGATGTCGTCCGGGCTCATGTCCGGGGACGGGCTCGCCTTGAGCGTCCAGTTCTTGTCGTTGCCGGGGAACATCAGGTTCATGATGCGCGACAGCACGCTGATCGTCTTGATCCGGGTGAGCCGGGGGTAGACGCGCGATCGCGTGGGGCTCAACTCCTTGTCGATGTCCGGGTCGTAGATGCCGAGATACTGGCGCTGGCAGCGCAGCCATCTCTGCTCCACGATTATCCGGTTCGCCGCGTACTGCATGAACAGCCGGCCGAGGTTCTGCCCGAGCGTTCTCAGCTCGTTCGGGTCGAGCCTCGTGACCGGCGAGTCAGTGGCGTCATCCACCTTGACGGAGGGCGGATCAAGATCAACCGTGGCGAGAGCTTGCGGCATCGGACCCTCTTACGCGGCGACCCAGTCGTTCGACAGGATGTCGACCTGCGACGCGAGCCAAGGCACAACATAACCCTGAGCCGTCTTCATGTCGATATACGCGTGATAGTCCACCTCGGTCCCTTCGCCGAGGATCGACAGCAACGGCTCACGGTTGACCTTGAACCGGGACCCCGGGACGAGGAACAGGTACATGCCCTTGCCGTTCCATCCCTCGCGGGCCACACGCCCGCCTCTCTTGAGGTGCTCGACCGCCCCGCCGAAGGACATCTTCGGCTCGACGTCATCTTCCGTCGGCTGAACCTCGTGGATTATCAGGTCCATGTTGTAGTGGACATAAAAGTCCATCTTCTCCGCCGCCGGGACGATCACCTCCGGCCACGGCTTCCCAGTCTTCGGATCGGTGGCGGTCACGCGCACCGGCCAGCCGTGGTTGGCCTCTACGGTCACTCTGGTCGTCATGATGTTCTCCCTGTCCAGTTGTGTCAGAACTCTTGCCGGCGGCTGCTTGAACATCCCGCTCACCTCTGGTGGTAAGTGGTAGCATACGCCTGCGGAGGTGTGAATCGTTTCTGGATGCGCGCCCCTCCGACGCCGTAGCGCTGCTCCCGCTCCGTGGTCCTGTGGAAGTAGCGGCAGAGGTAGCCGAAGCCGTCGCCGGGATGGCTGTAGGCGTTCTTCTCGGGCTCCGCGCCCGCGACCGCGTCACGCTTCACGTCCAGCCTGTATCTCCAGCCGCCGCGCAGGGCGCGGACCACTATCGGGCACGCCTGCTCGTCGATCCGCAGGGCGGGACCGCCAAAAACGAGGGTGTTGGCGAAGTGGTCGATGGCGTTCAGCCGCAGCGGAAGGCGGTTATTGGTCTCGATTTCGCACCGAAAATGGCGTTTTATCTCGTCCACGACCGCTTTTTCGTCGGTCTGGGTGCGATTTGCAGCCGCTGGATCGGGGGCCAAAATGAAGTTTTCGAGGCTCAATTCCGGGAATTTCGCCCTCAAATAGGGCCTCAAACGCTCCGACATGAGCCTTTTTGCCCCATATCCGACCTGCACCAGCTCCCCAAGGACGTTCAGGTGGCCCTCCAGATCAAGCTGTCCGAACACGAACGCCGATCCCGCGAGCCCCGGGTCGAACCCGGCCACCAGCGGCAGCCTCGGGTTGAAAATGAGCCCCTTCCGCAGGTGTATCTTGGGGTTGAACGACTGCACCACGGGCTTGCCGGAGGCCGAGAAGCCCCACTCCGACTCGACGAACTGCTTGACCCAGCTCTCCGACTTGCCAGCCATCTGGGCGGTGTAATAATTCTTCTCGCCGGGGAGGTTCTCGATATTCTCCGCCTCGGGCGATATGCCCGACGGCTGCTTGAAATAGATGGCCGAAGGCGGCAGGTTCTGGTTCGGATCGTCACACTGCTTGTGCAGGTACTGGAACCACCAGTTGTCCTCGGTCGAGGGGTTGGACGACCCCCACATGCCCCAGTTGGTCGCCCCGCCGTCGATCTTGGCGGGATAGCGTCCGCAGCGGGCGGACAGCGCCTCGATGATCTTGCGCGGTATCTCCACGAACTCGTCGATCAGCGCGAAGGTCACTTCCAGCGACAGCACCCGCTGAACGTCGGCCTCGGTGTCGAGCGGCCGGAACAGCACCTCGCACTCGATGTCGCCGAACCGCAGCGTGAACTTCTTGTCGGTCTCGCGCCACGTCCCGGCCTGCCCATCCTTGAACCAGTAATTCCACGACGCCAAGGTGGTGTCCTTGAGCTGCTGGTTGGTGTTGCGGACGATGACCGCCTTGGTGCGCCGTATGCCGTCCGAGGAGGGCTTCTGCAGCCCCGCCATATAGATCAGCTTCATGAAGATGCCGGTGGTCTTTCCGCTGTTGTGGTGAACGCAGCCGTCCTCGGTCACATAATTATGCGTGTCCGCGACTTGGATGTCCCAAAAATCCTGCTTGACGGCACGGCGACAAATCGACAATATGGTCCTGTAGGTTCTGGAGTAACCAAATGCGCTCGGTAGATCATCTTCCCAAACTGACCCCTCTGTGCGATGGCATCCGCTCATCGACGGAGATAGCCGCTCTCGTGGGGCTATCCCCTCGGTATGTTCGGAGGCTGATGCTTCGGTACAATCTCCCAACCCGGAGTGAGGGGGGAGGTCCGGGAGACCTGAACCACCAATTTGCTGGTGGCCGACGCGTCGATCTGGATGGATACGTTCTAGTGACGGTATCGGCAGACCACCCTCACGCGCGCCAGCGCACTCACCGTAACACCAAGCTGATGTATGAGCATCGGCTTGTTGTGGAGCAAGACCTAGGCCGTTACCTACGACCGGAAGAGGTCGTCGACCATCGAGACGGCTTGACAATCCACAACGCTCTTTCAAATTTAAGAGTGTTTCCGACCAACGCCGATCATCTACGTGAGACTCTTGCAGGGAGAGTACAGCGTTTGTCGCGCTCTGGGAAGCAGAACATCCTTGAACGCTTTGGCCCTCCCGAAGGTCGCGCACTCGTCGATACTTACCGTCTGCGCAAAGAAGCTGGTGATGTCCGGCTGCGTCAAATTCTCCTTCTAGCGTTGTCACTCGGTATAGATAGTCTGTTCCTTTGCGGAACGACCCACCACACAAAGAAAGCTGGTATCGATATGTCTTCTCGTTCCAAGATAAAACTCGCGTTGGCTGAGTTAGATCAGCGATGGGCACAAGTCCTCGCTCGGTGACAACTCGTGTCTCCGGTGCGAGACAGCCGACCGGCCCCACGATCCAGTCGTAGAACAGCTCGTGCCGCCGATAGTCCCTGATGAACTTGCGGATCGTCGGCGGAGGCGTGTAGACGACCTTCTCCGTCACCGGAATACCTTCCATACCACGAAAGCCACAGGGGCCAGCAGCCCCAGCGTGAAGGCCGTCAGCGCCAGAGCAAGGTCGCCCCAGTCCATCAGCGCCACTTCCCGAAGTGGATGCCGTCCATCAGCGCCCGCATCATCATGGCCTCCGGCTTCCAGCCCTTCTGGCTGGTCGACGCCTGCAGCTCCCGGGCGTACTGCCGCAAGCCCAGCTGGGCCCCGACAGGGGCGATCCTCTTGCCCAGCTCCAGCAGCAGCTCCATGGTCGGGTACAGGGCGTCCGGTTGGCCGGGAAATTCCTCGATCTCAGGCATGTGGCTCTCCAGAGGGCAGGCTTTACAGATTGATTTGAATGGAGAAGGCGTTCTGCTGGCTGCCGGCTTCGGCGCTCCGGTCGTGGCCCGCGCACTTCCAAGTGTACTTGATGAGGTCAGCCTTGACGTTCGCCGGGGTGTCCACGTCGTGGATGATCGACCACGACTTCCGCAAGAGGGCCTCACTCTGCAGCTGGGCTTTCAGCCGGAACCCCATCCCTTCATTCTTGAGCTGGTCCGCGTAGCGGATCACCGCCTGCTGGAAGCCCTTGTCCGCCCGCAGCCGGTTCCATTGATCCAGATCAATCCCGTAGGACTTGCAGATTTCGGCCGGAGTGTGCTCCCGCAGGGCGATCTCCAAGGGGAGCGTCGGGGGCCAGCCCAAGCGCGCGGGGTCTCCTCGCGGCGACAGCGCCGGGAGCCCGCTCAGTTCCTCGTCCATCTCGACATCTAGGTCCATGGGCCAAGGTTATACTAAATCTGGATTTTCTTCCAGAAAATTTTGGAGGGGGGTCCAGGGGGCGTTCGGCCAGCCCTCCCGGAGAACTTCTAGCGCTGGCGTCTGGTATTCAGATCAGCAAGCTGATCCTACTCCGGGATTTCAGGTCCCGGTCGCAGATTGTCGTCGGGGGTTAATCCGACCAAGCGGGCGCGGTGCCGTGTTCTCCGAGTAGATTACGATGGGCTGGGAGCGGCGTCAACAGGTTTTGGTCGGCAAGTATTGTTGAAGGTTATAGTGGTTGAAATTTTGCTGATCGGGTGTGAGCGACAGTCGATCGATCGACGTTCGCGCCCTTCCCCCCCTCACCCCCCAAGTAGGGGGTAGTAGTTCCTTCGCCCTATACCATCCGGCGCACCGATCCAACGGTCTAATTATAGTGTTGACTTAGGGCCGCATTGCGCCTATACTATTGAAGTCGGGCAATCATGCCCTGCAAAATTGTGAACATATTCACATACCGAAGGAATAAGATCATGGCAAAACGTACAACTCAAGTCACACTTTCCGCCGCTGACAAGGCTGCCGCTGACAAGGCGATTGTCGCCAATGCGGAGACGCTGTTTCTTTCCACATTGGAGGAGATGGGCTCTTACGCAGGTGAAAGTATCGAAAAGAATGGCTCTTTCCGCAAGACGCTTGCGGCGCAATTACCGAAGCTGGTTATCAGCGTCTCGGAAGCCGCTTTGAAGGAGCGCAAAGCGGTCTGGTCTTTCCACTTCCTTGCCGCCTATATGTCATCGCGCGGCGCTCCCACAACGTTCGATGCGCTTCTCCTCGCCTATAATGGGCGTCCGGCGTCGGAAGCCACAAAAACGACGTCCGCGCTCCCCGCAATCGTTGCGTGCAAACAAACGGCATTAGGCGCGGCGTCCGCTCCCACTGGTTGCAATGATCTAGTCGCGCGGGAGGCCATTTGCCAGACCGGCCTTCTTTCCGCTCGCAAGCTCATTTCCTACGTGTTCAAAGCGAATGACTTGAACATCAACACGGGCCTTCCGCTGACCAACGCGGAAAAGGCGGAAAAGGCCGGCAAGGGCAAGGGCAAGGGCGGAGACGACAAGGGCAAGGGCGGAGACGACAAGGGCAAGGGCGGAGACGAAAAGACCGCCGACATCACGCCAGACAAGATTGCGGAGGTCGTTAAAACGACGCCTGCCGCAATGCTGAAAAGCGCCATTGTCGCGCTCGACCAAAATGCTTGCGCCGCGCTGCTCATCAGCATCGCGCAAGACATGGCAATCTCGGGTTGCGATATCGCCAATAGCGACTTCTTTAACGCGATAGTCAAAGCCGCCGGAGCAAGGGCGCATGATCTGAAAAAGGGCGCAACGCCTTGCTCACCAGTCGCGCCGACGCCAGCCGTCTTACTTGTCTAATCCAGCCAATCGCCCGCCGCTCGAAAGAGCGGCGGGTTTTTTTGTGCCTCGCGTTTAACCATCGCCCGCCAGCCGAAAGGCTGGCGGGTTTTTTTGTGCCTCGCGGTCGACCATCCCCAACAGGGTGTTATAGCGCCATGTTGTTTAGCATAGTTGTTGTAACTGCAACCGCGACTGCAAAAAACAAATTGTGCTTATATTTCAACGATAGATTGTGACCATATTGTGTTGGCCACGACAGTGGCCATATATAAAGGTTGTAAATGATTGAATTTGTTTGTTTATTCCAATAAGTCCTATATGTCCTATCTTTTTTTATATAAGAGACCCCCCCGCTGCATTGGATGTTCACGTTATGTGCGTGTTACGCTTTAACCTTACGTTTGCAATGTTATAGTCTACATGGGTCAATAAAAAAAGGGTCTGTCTTATCTCCAAAAGACGTGACATTTTGGACATAGCAGCCATCGCAGCCAAAATCAATGACTTACAACCTTTATATATGGCAACTGTCACGGCCACTTTCTTCCATATCACTTACTGTCATGGCCACGACTTGGACACATGGTGCCATGCTATGGTCGAATGTTACGCTACTGCGTGGCCGCTGCACAATCACCGCGTGACCGGCGTTCCTGCTGGAGTGAACAATTTCACACTCTGGAGGACAAATTTAATCAATGGAAAAATTTAGTTGGTGAGGGAGGAAACTTTAGCTTGACTGTAGAAGTATAACATGCTACTATAAGGATAGAGGAAATGCGTACTCACTTCCTCCCTCCGTCCGTCGGAAAGTGAACAAGTTCACACTCCGGGAGACACAACCAAAAGGACTAAACGTCATGTCAATAACGATGTTCGTTGCGATCATGGACACGCCTATCATGGTCGAAGGCCAGTCGATCCGCGTGGCCGGACCCTTCCCGTCGCTCTCCGCCGTCCAGATTTGGGCTGCGAAATACTCTGCCGACAATAACTACACGTTCCCGGAGCCGATCAAGGCGACGACGCTTTACATTCCCGAGAAGAATGAGCGTGTGCCTGTGGTCGAGACGCTGCCCGACGAAGAACGGGTGGAGGCTGTCCCTCCGGTTGTGAACACGTTCACGCCCAAGGAAATCAAGGAACCGGCCGCGCCGACGCGCCCGGTCCTGACGCTGCCCGCCGTCAAGCGGGGCGAAATCCAGCATGACAAAGATGGCCGCATGATCCTGCGTCCCGTGACCGTCGCCCAATACGAGGCGGCGTGGGCGAACGGCCAAGGCTACTGCGTAGCCTGTGGGGACAAACATCCCGTCGAGATAGACGCCATCTTCGTCGAGTGCCCGACCTGTGGAAAGCCTTGGTTGATGGGCGCTATGGCGCTTGGCGAGAACGGATACGTGCTCGAAGCGACCAGCTTCGTGCAGCAGAGAAGCGCGTCGGCCAAGGCGCGCACCACCCGTGGACATTGAGGAGGAAGTCATGACCGAAGCACATTATCCGCTGGCTCGGGAGCGTGTCGAAACGCTCTCGGCAATGACCGGCTTCGACTACGACGTGACCCACAATGGGCTGCAAGAACTGATCCGCGACGCCAACCAGTCCCGCCGCAATGGCGAGATTGAGTACCGCACCTACCTGCGCGCCTGTCTTGCGGGCGCGGAGCAGACCGATAGCACGACGCTCTCGGCCATCCTTGTCACCTTGTTCTAATGGAGGAAGTGATATGTTCAGGAAACATTCCCATCGGCTGCTGGCGCGGCTTGCCGCGCTGCCGATCATAAGAGAGCCGGAAGTTCGTCCGGCTCTATGGCTGTTCCAGCCGGAGCGCGACGCCGAAAGGCTTCGCGCTCTTTCTGCTGAGCAACACTTGGTCATCATGTGCAAAAAATTGGAGGATTGGTGATGAACACCATTGTGAGTGAACTCACAACGTGGGCGGGAACGCTCACGTTGTCCGACGTGGCCAATGTGGGCGTGTGCGCTGGCGCGATAGCCGTCGCATACGCCTTCTTCGTGGCCATGTTCGAGGCGGCCAACCTCATCGACAACTGGCTCATGGTCCGCTCGATCAGGAGGGCGCGCTTGGCCAAGTTCAAGGGGCTGCACTCCTCGGCCCATGTCCGCCAGCGGACGCGCATCCGTGGTGCGCGCATGTCGATCGTTGACCGCGCGATCGCGCTCAAGGAACGGGAGGAAAGGGACCATGATTGAGCGGCGGTACCAACTCAACAAGGCGGACAGTGACGCCGTGTTCGCCATCGTCCCCCATCAGCTGGCTGTGGAGATAATCCGTAGTGGAAGCTGTGCGCTGGTGTCCGACGCCATGCGCGACCTGACCGCCGCCCGCCGTGATGGGCGGCTGTCCGAACAGGCGTACACCACGATGGTGGAAGCCTTCGCTGATGTTCTCTCACCGATGGGGGCACGCCAATGACCGCGATGCACCCCGGCAATGTGAACTATGCGACGGCAAAACCGTGCTCGGCGCTCGCCTTGTTCGGCTTGTCGTGGATGTGCGACACCGACCGCGCCACGGTCAGGCGCATTTTCCCTGTGGAGGACGCCATCGACCTCGACTACAGGTGGACGCCCGAGGACATCGCCGACGCCTTGCGCGCCGTCGCCGTCGAACGCGCTTTCGGGCGGCTCTCCGACAAGGGCTTCCGGGCCTTGGTCGTGGTGCTGGCCGACCTGCTCTCGCCAGTGGAGGGGAGCGATGCGTGACCATGAACTCATCCCGCAGTCTCTAAGTGAGTTGCCGCGCATCAATAGCTATCCAAACAAGGATACGCCGCCCGGGACATTGCTGGTGGCGCTGTACGACTACAGGGGCGACAGCACCCACGGCGAGATTGTCAAGGACCAGATTTACCGCCTTGAGCGGGTGGTCAACTGGCGCGGCTTGTCGTGGGAGGTTCAGGTCGTGGGCGCGACGTATCGAGAGCAAGCGGGAGACATGCCCGGCCACAACATGACCAACTTCCTCATCAAGGCCGGGCCGGACGGCGCGGACCACCAGCCGCTGGATGACGTGGACCTGCAACCAAGTGTGAATATGTTCACAGTCAGGAGGAAAGGATGAGCATACCGTATGGACTGAAACCGGGGGCGATTGTCAGCTGCCGGAGTCGGCCGTCGAGCGCGGCCCGGGACCAGAAGGTTTTTGTGGTGGTTGGGTACAGGCGGCAACCCGAGTTCGGCGGCAGCTACGGCGTCCTGATCGAGGGGCTGCCGAACCACAACTGGGGAACGAGCGCCGGCGATCAGGGGTGGAACTTGGACCGATGGGACGTGATCCGTGACGGCGACGGCTTTGACTATCAGGCCGACGACGACGTGGACCTGAGACAAGGGAGCGCGCCGTGATCCCGAACAATCTCAAGCCCGGCGCGATCCTGCGCCTGACCGAACCAACCTTGGGGATGGGCAGCAGTTCGGTGAAAAACCGTCTCGTCACCCTGAAAGGATACAACCCGAAGCCCATGTGGTCGAGCGTTGGCGACTACGGGGCCATGATCGTGGAGTTGCCCAACAACTGGACTAACTTTGGGGACCAAGGGTGGGGCCTCCGCAGGTTCGTCACCGTCACGGACGGCGACGGGTCTGACTATCAGGCCGATGATGACATCGACCTGCAACCGCCTCATTCCGTTCAACAGCTGACTTGTGAATGACTAACTGTGAACGTGTTCACACTAAGGAGAAAACCAAATGCCTAACAATGAAGTCTATTACATCTTGATCCTCGCCAAGACCGGCGACGTCCACAAGCAGGGTGACGGAGAGATTAAACTCTATCCGTCCCGTGACGCCGCCACGCAAGACGCCGCCGACTTGCGCGCCTCCAACCCCGACCAGCACTATCTGGTTGAGGGTCCCAAGACCAAGGACGCGCTGGACTGGAAGGCGCGAGAACGGGCGAGGCTGCTCGACGGCAGCCACACGCCGCTGATCCCGGGGCTGCGTCAGTGCACGGTCCCGAACCACTTCGCCCATGTGGCCAAGGGCGACCCGAAGGCGTTGGCCTACACGAAGAATGACGCCGATGGCGTCAGGGACATCCAGAAGCGGATGGACGTGGTGGCCTACCTCAAAATCTATGCGCCCCTTATGTCCGAGTCGGACATGATTGACATCCAGCGCCTCCATCACGCGGCGGTGGCCGCTGGTGATTTGAAGCTGGCGGTCACGGCGGATGAGATCGTCCGGGTCTACACCTACCACAATAGGCAGGGCGGCGTCGGCGTCTCGTGCATGAGGCATGACGTCTCCGACTACTCCGGGTCCGAGCATCCGGTCAGCGCCTATGGCCACAGCGATCTGGCGGTCGCCTACGTCGAGGACGAGCAAGGGCGGACGGCGGCGCGAGCCGTGGTCTGGCCGCAGAAGAAGGTGTACTCCCGCATGTACGGGGGGGACAAGCATATCCCCCTGCTCCAGAGGCTGATGCTGACGGCGGGCTACCTGCCGAGTGCGGGCTACTACGGTCACACGTCCAACGCCAGCCCCCACACGCTGATCGGCGCGCGGATCAGGGCGATCCCCGACGAGAACGAGGACAGACGGTTCGTCGTCCCCTACTTGGACGAGGGGGCCTACGGCCTGATGGACGACGACTGTGAGTGGATAACCATAGCCGACGACGCCTCGTCGGGGTCCAAGGTTATCTCCATCAAGGAGACGTGCGGCGTGGCCCGAGTGTCTGGCCCGCGCTGTCCGAGCTGCAACAGCAACCAATACTCGGACGTCATGACCCCGGCATACACGACGTGGCCTCCGTCCGAGGCGCATCGGTCCATGCACTGTCGCGGCTGTCTGGGCCACGGCACCTTCGTCTGCGACGGGACCGGGGAGCGGTACAACCGCAACCGGGTGGGGCGCGTCAACGTCGGCGACAAGACCTACGCCCAGCCTTGGGCGGAAGCCAACCTGCCCATGTGCGGCATGTGCTACAACTTCAAAACTGTGGACATGCTGCTCCCGGTTCGCATGGGCTTGGCCAGCCCGGCCAAGCCGACGATGGTGTGCGTCACCTGCGCCAGTGACAACGTGTTCTGGTGTCTCGACGAGGAAGGGCTTGTCACCAACTCCTTGCGCGTCCGTGCTCTGGACGTCGGGTCGCGGAAGCAGGTCAAGTTCGGGGAGAGGACCAAGCTGATCGACAGGGGATACTCCGTCCTGTCCGAGGCGGCGATGGCGCATCCCGACTGGACCGTGATCGCCACCGCAGCTAGGGCCGAGGCCGAGAACGCCAGCGTGATCACGACCATGTGCTACGTCCACAGCGGAACGCTGATGCCGTTCACCAGCGACAACGGGAACAGGGTCAGGGTCTTGAACGGCGTCATCGCCGCGATACGCTCGATCCCCTGTGGCTACAAGGTCGCCTTGTACACGGCGGAGGTCGAGGACCGGCTTCCCCATGTGGGCGACTGGATCAGGCTCAGCGCCGCGTTGAAGTTCCCCGAGGCGGCGGGTCACGTCGGCATGATCACCGGCATGAGCGGGCACCCGTCGCATCCCTTCATGGTCACGCTTGTCGATGGGCGTGAGGCTCTCGGTCGGGCGGTGGACATGGAGAAGCTGCCCAAGACCGAGGGGGTGCGTCACTCTCTGCGCGCGAGGCCCACGCCGATAGTGGGGGATAATGTGATGTTCTGCACCTACACCAGTCCACGGTTCGGACAGTCGGGCGTGGTCGAGGAAATCAGGGAGGGCCCTGACAACTACACCACGTACTGCGTCAGGTTCCCGGACGGAACCATGCGTCGCGCTATGGCGGGCCGCATCCAGCAGGTTGGCCTGACGCCGGAGGCCCACCCGGACCTTCTCGACTATGCGAACAAACCGTGGGCCGTGGGCGACCGCGCTCGGATGCTGCCGGGCTGCGCCAGCCTCAGCATCCCCCCCGAGGAAGCGGGGAAGGAGGGGACCATCGCCACCATCCACCCCAACGGGACGTGCTCCACCATCCGCATGGATGGCGGCGCTCTCCGGGTGATCAATGACGATCTGGTCGAGCGCGTGGCCCCCATCGCCATCTCGGCGGCGGGGTGACGACTGCCGGGGCGGGATCATCCCGCCCCGTAACTGTGAACAAGTTCACACACCGAAGGACAGAGTATTATGACCGAGGAACGCACGATGAACTCCAACGAGCCTGAACCCAAGCAGGTCGTCAATGGCGCGACCACGACTACCGTCTCCACCATCAACGTCGCCACCCGATCGGTGACGATTTCCCAGACCGCCACGACGGCGGCGACGACGGCGGTCAAGCCGGTCGAGAAGAAGGAGCCGCGCCTCTCGCTGGATGACATGATCATCACCCGCAACGACAAGCGGGCCTTCGCCACCCTGATCCAGATGTTCGAGTCGTGCCGGCCTCACGACACCAAGTCCACGCTGGACTTCGGGATCAAGTGGCTCAAGCCACTCGGGGCCAAGATCGACAAGCGGGGGAACTGGACCCTGCGCATCGGCGACGACAGCAAGGTCTTGTGGTCCAGCCACATCGACACCGTGGACTGGAGGGAGGGACCCAAGAAGGTCGTGCTCAACCATGACACCGGCGTCCTGCGGCTGTCGGACAAGGACACCAACTCGACCTGTCTCGGCGCGGACTGCACCACGGGCGTCTGGATCATGCGTGAAATGGCTCTGGCCAAGGTGCCGGGCCTGTATGTCTGGCACGAGGCCGAGGAGTCGGGGGGCCAAGGCTCCAGCGACATCGTCAAGCATCGCTCGGACGAGTTGCTCAAGGGGATGCAGGCGGCGATCGCCTTCGACCGCAAGGGCTTCGACAACATCATCACGGAACAGTCGGGCGGCCAGTGCTGCTCGGATGAGTTCGCCAAGGCGCTGGCCTTGCAGCTTCCCGACACCGGGTTCAAGCCGGACCCGACCGGCACGTTCACCGACACGGCCAACTACACGGACGTGATCCCCGAGTGCACCAACCTGAGCGTGGGCTACTTCGGCCAGCACTTCAAGACCGAGACGCAGAACGTGATCTTCGCCATGCTGTTGCGGGTGGCCATGCTCCGGTTCGACGAGAGCAAGCTGGTCATCAAGCGCAAGCCCGGCGAGGGGAAGCGGACCTACGTCAACTACTACGGCTATGGTGGAGGCGGCGGTCTCAGCGATTGGTGGGACAACGAGAGCCGCTACTACGACGGAGGCTACAAGGAGCCGCCTCGGGAATATCTCCTGACCGGGGACCGGGTCCGCATCCTGTCCACGGTGGTGGGGCAGCCCGGAACGGGGGCCTTCACCACTGACGTCGGCTGCATCGGCCGCGTCACGCTCATCCGCTACGTCAACCCCAAGCTCATCACCATCAAGCTGGAGAAAACCGGGGCGACGATCGTGGACTTGCAGGAGGAGCATCTTTCCCGGATCGTCGAGGACCACCACGCTCCCGTGACGCCGCCCAAGACCAAGTCCTACTTCTTCACCGGGGACCGGGTGCGGATGAGGTCGTCTGCGGGGCCGGAGTTGTCCTCGCGCAGGTTGTCGCGCCCGCAGTCCGAACTCATCGGCGGGAAGGGAACGGTCACAGGCGTTGGGCTGAAAGGGTGGGTCGATGTCACGATGGACAACGGCCAGCAGCTGTTCAGCATGGCCGACAGGCACTTCGACCTGATCGCCTTCACCAAGGATGAGGTGAAGCCCAAGGTGAAGGACTACAGCAAGACCAAGTGCGGCGGCCTGTGCGGCGGCAAGTGTCAGGGCATGTGCGCTGATCCGGTCAAGCTGGACATGCTCCAGCGTCTGGCCGCCAAGGTCAAGGCGGAGGAGGAGATGTCCGAGGCCGCCACCATCAGGCGGCTGGGCGGAGCGGACGGAGACGCCAAGATCGAGGCGGCGCGGCGGGCGCGGGAGAACCGTGACCTGCCGCTCTACCCGCAGGAGGATGCCCCCCCGAGGCAGTACAGGAGCCTCGTGGACTTCGTCATAGCCTACCCCGATCAAGTCGCCGACCTGATCGACCAGTGGGGCTTGGACATCAAGGACCTCTACGACCAGTTCCCCGATTGCTTGTGAGTCACTCACAAAAAGGAGAAGCCAGATGAAACACCACCGGATCACCCACCCAAAGAGCAAGGCCCGCCGCAAGAGGTTCGAGGCGTGGCTGTCGACAGCCACCGCCGCCGACCTGAACATCGCCTACGAGCGGGCGCTCAAGTCGTTCAACTCGTTCCAGCGCATCGCAATAAACACCGAACTGCGCAAGCGCGAGTTGGACTCGGAGAACGACTATGCGGCGAAAAATTCGGCGCAACTGTGAACAAGTTCACACATCAAAGGAGAGTGTTATGAGGATCGAAGATTTCGATAAGGTCAAGGATATAATAGAGAAGCGCAACGCGCTCAAGACTACCGACAAGTATCTCGCTACGCTCCAAGACCGGGACGCGTCGGTTACACGAGTTCAGATCGGCGTCGTGGCTCTGAACCTGCCCAAGACTGTCTGCGACAGGATGCTCGCGGTCATGCGCGAGGAGATAATTCGGTCCATCGCCACGTTGGACTGTGACCTGTGCGACCTTGACGTCGACGTAGGGGAGGATGATTAATCATGCCCCTGTTCCAGCACCGACACTACTGCGCCTTGGCCAAGGCGCTCGAAGAAGTCTCGGACGTGGCGGAGACCGCGCCGGTCGTCAACGCGCTGATCTGCGCACTACAACGAGACAACCCGTGCTTCGACGCCGCGCAGTTCAGGGCGGCCTGCGCCGGCCAGCCGACGCCCAAGGACGCGCGCTCCATGCGCCCGGCCCCTGCGCCCCGCCGACTCTACTGGATCGCTATCTATGGAGATGATGGGCTCGAAGTCGATCATTACCGGACGGAAGCGGAGTACGACGCCGCCGTCGCCGTCGCGGAAATGCAGTGCGATCAGGGAAACATCGACACTTGGACCTGCGACTGGGAGGACTTGCCATGACCGACTCTCTAACCACGATCACCAGCGACCAGAAGGACGCGCTCCAACTGGTCGAGCTGGTCGAAAGGCTTATCTCCTACGGAGGCATGTACTCCGACCACGCCTTGAGGCTGGCGCAGGATCACCTCCTGAGCCGGACAACCAAGGGAGCTAGTGCGCGGGAAGCCTACCTGATCCTCGCCGCCTCAAACTTCCTGTCCACGCAGATGGGAGACTGACCATGCACATCATCGACATGGCTGAACACCACGACAGGAAGAAGCTCAAGCACCCGCTGATCGAGCAAATGTGGCAGCGCGTTCGCCGCTTCATGCCCAAGGCGCGGAGATTTATCTTCGACAAGGAGGCTTCGGCGTTCGTCGGGGCCTTCATCCGGGACTTCGGCCCAGCAATAATCGAGAATTACCCGTTCGCTATTCCTCCATTCGAGGACTGCTATATTGAGTATGACCTCGACGGGCTGCTTGACGCAGTAGGTCAACGGCAAGGTGCTGACCCCACGATGGGGGCGTTGGATGAGCGTATGGCGCATCTGATACACAACAACCAAGTGGTCTCTTTTATCCAAGATGCGGCTGGAGTCGCGCAACTCCATCCTGTGACGATGCTCCTGCACACAGATGATTATGTGCGAGGGCAGTTCGACCCTAATAACTTGGGGGAGGACACAAGAAAAAAGCTGATATACGCGCTCGGCTCTACAGGCAACTGTCTGCCTTACATGGCGCAAGGACTTAGAACTCAAGAGGCTGTTCGTAGATGGTTGTACAATATGGACTTCGGGACCGTGGATGCGTTTAAGCCGATGTTGCAGGAGGACAAGCTGCGCAAACACGGCCACGGCACAGCGCGCGATCTGGTGGCGCTGCTGTTGATGCTGAACCGGCAGCGCGAGCGCGTCACTTTGACGCAGGTCGCCCCCAAGCGTGTGTTCTACAAGGGCAAGCAGAAGGTGTACGCGGCGCACTCGCTGGTGACATTGACCACCGAGGACTACAAGGCCATCACGCGGTCCCTCATGCCCACCGGCCACCACGAAAGCCCGCGCCGTCACGAAGTGCGGGGCTTCTTCCGCCACTACCACAAGGTGCGCGGCTGCGAGCACAATTTCTTGGAGGATAACCGTCCTCACCACTGGACCTGCCAGCATTGCGGGACCATCCGCGTGTGGGTCGAGAGCCATCTTCGTGGCGACGCCAGCAAGGGCTTCGTCACCAAGGAGTACGTCGTCACCGATCCGGCGGCGGACGTGTGAACATTGTTCACAGCGCAAGGGACAAAGAAAGGAGAAAATAGATGTTGACAACCTAAACATTAAGGTGTAACTTACAGATACAACATTAAGGAAAGCCAAATGACTACAACGAGTAAAGACCCCGCGATTGCGGAGATACTCGACCGATCACGGCGCATCGAAAGTCGTCTGACCAGCTTCATTTTAAAGAGCGGGTTCTCGACGAAGGCGAAGCGCCCTGAGTGGAACGCGGCGGACGTGTCCGTCACGGTCCCGAGCAAGGAGGTGGCGCTGGACGAGGTTCTGTGCGCCATTCCCGGCCACATCACTGACGATGTCGCGGTGGTGTTTGCAGGCAAAACGATCTGCATCATATCCCTGTAACTGAATGAAACTCTGGAGAAGTATTATGGCCAAGATCATCCGCAACACCAAGACCCTCACCCGCGTCACCAAGCGTGGCGGCAAGGTCGTCAAGCGTTACCGCAAGGTGACGAAGAACACCAAGACCATCCGCAAGGTCAAGAAGGTCGCCTGACCCACCTCATACTCTGAACCGAAGGAGTAACGCAATGAGGTTCTTGATCAAGTTCACTGTTGGAGAGGAGGCGGTCGGCCCTGTGCTGGCCGCTCTCAACTCCCATGATGGGGTGGTGTTCGACCACCTCGCCATCGAGCCCCTCGGGGCTATCAAGAAGCCCCCCTCGGCCCCGCCGCCGGGGTTCACGCGGGTCAGCAAGGCCCAGACGCCGCCTCCCCTCCACAAGGAGCGGCGCAAAGCCTCGGCTGGCAAGGCGGTCAACGCGCAAGACCACGTCCTGCAATTCCTGCTGGACGGCAAGACCCGCCGCTACAAGGAGGTCCAGACCATGCTGAATGGCTTAGGCTTCTCGGCGGTCGGCTCGACTCTCCGCCACTTGGAGAAGAAAGGTCTGGCGGAGAAGTGCGAAGGCGGCTGGCGACTTGTCCAGCTTCTTCCCTACGACAAGGTCCTGCCTCCCCAGCTTGTGAAGGGAGCCTGACATGGCGATGAAGTTCTACAAGTCCTACTCCTTCGTGGACAAGGACCCGGCGATCGACATCGTCCGCACCGCCATCAAGGACTCTGGCCTCACCTACTACGAGGTCGCGGAATTATCAGGCGTCAGCACTGGTACGCTGGTCGGCTGGTTCCATGGCGCCACTCGCCGCCCACAGCACGCCACCATCATGGCGGTGATGCAAGGCATGGGCTACGAGCAGCACTGGTCACTGCGGAAGCGGTAACCCTCGAACTGTGAACTTGTTCACACCCCCGCTGGCGCGGCTACCGCGCCAGCCAATCAACCGGAGAAAGAGAATGGCACTGCAAGGTCAAGCACTTACGACTGTCGCCGCCCAGCTTTGGGCTGGCATCACCGAGTCCCGCGCCAAGCTGATCGGCTTGCTGCAAGGGGCCACCCTCCGCAGCGCGGCCGACATGCACGCGCTGGTCGAGGAAATCCAAGCCTACATCGCCGCACTGGACACCGTCCACGGCACCCCGGAGCAGTCACTGGCCGACGCGCTCGGCGTTGACGCTACCGAAGTAAGGGCGACGTCCCTCGTCGCTCCGGCCCCCGCCGCCATTGATCCTGCGACGGTTGTGCCCCCGGGCATCCCCGCTCGCCCCCCCGAACCTGAACCCATCGACGACATCAACTCGATCGACCGTGGCCTTCAACACGGCTGACCGATCTTTCGCATAGTCGTTGCAACAATAACGAAAAACCCCCCGCCGACGGGAGGTGTCGGCGGGGGGTCACAAGGTGTAACGCAACCCCTGTTTATCAGAATTGATGAGGTAAAGCAATGGTTGAGTCACACACCAACGTAAAACTTCCGAAGCGGGCCAGTGGGGTACGGAACCGCTACCCCCTCGCCACCATGGCTGTTGGAGCGTTCTATTTTCTGCCGCACAAGGTCGTCAAGCAAGTCACCCCGCATGTCTCTGTGCGTGGAAAAAAGCTCGACCGCAAGTTCGCCACCCGCACTTGCTGGATGATGGAGCAGATCGACGGCTGGGTCGAAGTCCCGGCTGACCACCCCCACGCAGTGCCCGGCACGGGCGTCTGGAGAGTAGCATGAACCTCGGAACCCTTTGCGCCTTCGACTGGGAGACCTCCGGCGAACTGCCGGAGTATGCCCTGCAGCCGTGGCGCATCCCCAAGGGCAAGGCGTGGGGGACGTCTCTGGCGTGGGTCCGCTACGCCGACGGCAAGCCGCTGGTCAAAGGCGGAGTGCTCGACGATGAGGCCAGCTACGGGCTGCCTACGGCGTCTCGGCACGACCGCTGCAAGGCCATGGCCACGCAGATGTTGGAGGAGGCCATCGAGCACAAGCTGACGCTCGGCGGCTGGAACACCGTGTTCGACGTGTCGGTTCTGCTCGGCTACGGGCTGGGCGATCTGGTGGCGCAATGCCGGTTCGTGGACGGGATGCTGCTCTGGAGACATTTCTTCATCGAGCCGGAATATGATGAGGACAGGTCCAAAAAACGGTCCTACGGGCTCAAGGAGTTCGTGCGCGAAAACCTACCGGAGTATGCTGGCTATGACGACGAAATCGACTTCCACGACCGCTCTGTGGAGACCAGAGCCGACCTGCACCGCTACAACGTGCGGGATTGTATTGCCACCTACGCGGGTATTCGTCTGCTCTGGGACGCTCTCACCCCCGGACAGCAAGTCGCCGCCGCCATCGAGGCCCAATCCATCCCACTGGCCGCAGCTGCCAACGTGGTGGGTCTCCCCGTGGATTATCTGGCGACGAGAGAGTTACAAGCCAGCCTGCATGTGACTGCGGCTCACTGTCTGGACCAGCTGTCGCCATTCGGCGTCACCGAAAAGGTGGTGCGCTCGCCCAAGCAACTGGGCGTCCTGCTCTATGACGAGTGGGGGCTGCCGGTCCTCAAGGAGAACATCGGCAAAAAGACCAAGGCTGTCACCCGCGCCACCGACAAGGAAGTCCTGCACGAACTGGCCTTCAAGGACCCCCGGGCGAAGGTGCTCCACCACTACCGCGAGGCGCTGGGGAACCGCACCAAGTTCGCCGACAACATTCTGGCGTCCGCCGACTACAACGAGGATGGCCGGGTCCACCCAACCGCCAACATCTTCGGCACCTATTCCAGCCGCCTGACCTACAGTTCGCAGCAAGGCAAGGGCAAGGCGATGCGGCCCATCGGCTTCGCCATCCATCAGGAGAAGCGGGGCAAGCTGTTCCGCGCCGCGCTGATCCCCCCGGAGGATCATGACCTGCTGGAGCTTGACGCGGCGGGCCAAGAATTTCGCTGGATGGCGGTCCAGTCGGGCGACGAAACGATGCTCCAGCTTTGCCTTCCCGGAGAGGACCCGCACTCCTACATGGGGGCGCAAATTGCGGGCTGCGACTACCGCAAACTGATTGACTTGGTGAAGGCCGGGGACTATAACTCTGAGAGCATAAGGAAGTTCGGAAAA